AGATTGTCCCATAATCGGAGTATCTACCATCGGTGTTATCAAAATAATGGTGTGAATCCGCGCCTAGTTTAATACAAAAAAGCTCAAAGCCCTCCATTGTTAGGGGTACTCTTAGTGTTTCTTTTACTACTTTGCCGCTTTGTAATGCTTTGTCTATTGTTCTGGGGTTGTTTATTACATACTCTCTGTATGCTTCAAACATTTCCCATAGCTTTTCTGGGGTTTCTATGTACTTATTTTTTCCCATTTGGTTTCGTGTTTTTATAGTGGTCTAGAAATTGGTCTTCGGTTAGTTCTTCTACACAAAGTAAGTGTGGCATATCTGTAAGGTATACGACAAGGTGGTGTCCGTCTTTTTTTAGTTCGACTTCAACCGCATGGCCTATTTGTGTCATGTTTGTACCCATGTCTATAAGATAGTAAGCCACTACTTTTTCTTAAGTGAATTAACATATTTTGTCATGGCTTCGCGTGCGTGTGTTTCCCATACTCTACGGCAAACTGCTGAGCGTTCTAATTTATCTGGAAAGCTATCGACACTATCTTGCTCAATCATGCAGCGTTTTAAAAACGTGTCTTTCTTTTCGCCTTTAATTGGTTGGCTCATTTTTTCGTCTTTTTCTAGTGCGTTTAACAACTGGCTTTGGTTCTTCTACGGCGTCCGACTGTGCCACCTCATGTTCAATACCTAGGTAAAGCAATTCTTTTGGCGCTTTATCGAATAGGTAGCCTAGTCCCATTGTCGTGTAGTATGTGAAGCGCTTAGGGTCTATTTTGTCTACTTCTATTCGGCGTTCACCTAACACACTATCGTAAATTATAATCGTTTTGCCTTTGTATTCGTCTTTGATTTTCATGGTTCGTTTTTTTCTATGGTTTCTAATATAATACCTAGCCCGCTTAAGGCAATAAAACCGCCCGTAATGAATAAAGCGTATTTGTATTCGCATAGGGCTATTAATACGCCTATCGACACTACTATAAGGCCCGCGGCTATCTTACTGGTCTTTTCCATTTCTATAACTATATTCGATTTCCTTTATTTTTTGTTTCATGGCTTTTATCATGTAGTAAGCCGAAGTCCTAGGAATGTCGAAATACTCTGCCATTTCCCTAGACGTTTGTCGTTTGTGTTCAAAGTACGCTTCAGCTATTCTTTTGTCTACTGGGCTAACTAATTTGTCTAGGTAAGTAGCTATGCACGCCTTACGTAAGTTTATAAGTTCTTCGTGTTTTACCTTATGCTCTATTTCGGTGTCGTTGGGTTCGTCTTTTGGTATAAATTCTTGCGAGTACAACTCGTCTTGTTTTCTACTTACGGACGTAGGCCACCAAACTTGCATTTTGATTGTGTTGAGTAGGTAGCTTTTTACCTTGTTTTCGTCGGCTTCGTGGTCTGGCATGGTTGCAACGTGCAAATAGGCGTTGTTTATAATCGTGTCGGACCTTACCATTATAAGTTCCATCTTTTTATGCAAACGTAAACGCGTCAACATGTGATTAGTGTACGCCCGAACTTCGTCGTAATTGGCGGTTATGTACGCGTCAAGCGTTCTTTTGATACCAGACAAGAAACTCATTATAATAGTTCACGCGATCCGTAGCGGCACACAAACAGCGGTTGTCATTTTGACCAGTTACGGCGTTCTTTATCTTTTGCAACTTCTTAAGATGCATTTTGCTTAGCCTAGTTGGCATCAATTGACTAAGTAGGTGGTCTACTTCTATTTGCTGAGCCTCTGTAAGCATAAATCTAAAGCGTAAGCCGTTAAACTGATTAGGGTTGCCGTTAGAAAGTTACCCGTTAAAGCCCAGCTAGTCCAAAACCCGACACACTTAGGACAACCAAATGCGGCGTGTATGGCTATTGTAAGACCGTTTATAGGAATACGGCTAAAGATAGCATCTAAAAGTATTTGTAGTGGCTCAAAATTGACCAACCACCACGCTAACGAAACGTAAAAAATAAACTCCATGTGTCAAAATTAGTCCTATTTGGTTTCGTGTTCAAATAAGTTTTTAACAAAAAAGCCCCAATTACGGGGCTAGTTTAGTAGTTAAGCGGTTAAAGTTCGTGCCTGATTACGTACTCGTCTAGTTTTATTGCTGTGGACAACGCGACGTCTTTACCATCTAAGAAATTTTGTATTTGAAAGGGGTGAAACTTACCCGTCTTTTCTTTGATTTCTTCGGCTATTTGGTTACGTGTTTGCGACTTTAAAACCTCGCGCATCTTATTGCGTAATTCTATGTCGTTTATGTTCATAACTTTTAGAATGGTAGGTCGTCGCTAACTATTACGGGTGGGTTTGTAGGTTCTGGGGCTACGTATGGTTCGCTGAATGATGCTGAAAAGAACTTTTCGCCCGTCTTTGTGTCCTTTACCCATAACGCAATCTCCATTTCTTTACCGTTTACCATGCACTTACCTTTGTAGTCAGGATGCGTTTCCGTCTTTTTGTAGTTGTTTTTAAAAATTGATCCTGAGTTGTTTTTTGTTTCCATTGGTTATATATTAAAAATTAACTTGATTACTAAAATTATTACTATTGCAGTTACCATTATCATCGTGGCAAGTGCTGCAAGATATTCTTTGTCTGGTCTCATTCTTCTTCTTTTATGATTTCTAAACTGCCCTTTATCCCATAGCCCGTCAACTCAATTAATTTTTGTAGGTGATACAGCAAGTCATCTAATGTAACTTCTTCGTTATCGAACTCATAGCTGGCTATATGGCCGTAGTGTGTGATTTCTATTTTCATATTTATTTTGATTTAAAGGTTATAAAAAAAATGGTCTTATTGTTCCTACTCCAACGGCAAAACCAAAAGCAAAAGCCAAAGCAATAAACAATCTTTCTTTAAATGTTTTAGCTTCAATGTTATAGTGGTTCATAGGCAAACACAATAAAGGATTTACAAATACCATCAATACCATTCCCATCCAATTTTTGTCCATTAAAAATCTAAAACCTGCAATGCTGTTTGCTTCTAATATAATTGCAGTAAAAAAAACTAAAATAAGTTTGTGCTTAAACTTCATCTTATTATGATTTAGTTATCGTTTAATTAGCCGATAAAATGAAATATCGGTTTAAAAGCCTATTTACAATTACATTCGTGAATTGCGTTGCTGCCATAGCAAGCGCAGCCTTTTTTTGTTAATAACGTTTCGCGGTAATTCCCTAACGCTTCACGGTAACCATTGCTAAAGGCTTCTACTTCTACTAGCGCTATGTCTTTTTTGATGCGCTCTAGGTAAAGTGTGGCGTCCATTAGTTCTTCTTGTAGGTGTGTTAGCCATTGATCCAGCGTTAGGTCTTCACGCGTTAGCGGCGTTCCGTATTTCTTTAGCCCCGTGTTTGAGCGTTCTACGTACTTAGCTAGCACGCTTTTTACTATCTGGTCTTCTACTTCTTGTTTCATAGGAAATTGTATAAGGTGTTAAAATACTCGCGGCATAACTCTACGCGGTCTTTGATTTCGGCTATTACTTGTTCGTCTTTTTCTACTTTAAAGAACTTCACACGGCGGTTGTCGGGTATGTGGTCGAATGAATGGCGCTTTAACACCTCGTCGCGTAATTCTTGGCTTTCGTCTATTAATCTAGCGTTCCAGTGCGCGCTTCTTATTTCGTCTTCAATCATGTCGGCGGGGGTGTTGACTAGGCAGTAAACTAGTAGCGCTTCGGTTTTACCCGTCAATTCCATGTAGCCTTGCAACTGGTAGTAGTAGTCTTTTGTAGGAATTTCGGTAGCAAAAAACGGAAAAGTAGTTGCATCCCAACTAGATTTCACGTCTAAAAGTACGTCGCCCGTGTTTACGTCAGGTGTGCCAGTTAAGAAGTCGTTACTAAAGTGTTCGTGATTCTTATATAAGAAACCTAATTCTAGCGCGTTTGCTGCCATTTCTATGGCTTCGTCTTCTACTAGGTTACCTTTGTCGGTGTAACGGCTTGAAAACGTCTTAATAATGCCGTATTTCGCACGCAGCACTTCTTCTTCTATGTATGTCTTTGCGGTTTGCGATAACAACTCCCCCTTTGTGCGGGGGTTTGTCATTATTTTACCTATTGCCGAGCATCTAATTTTAAAAGCATTCATAAGGCGTTGAGCATATCGGTTTGACCATCTGTTAATTGGAATGAAGCTTCTAGCTTTTCGCGGGTGTATTCACCTTTGGCAATGGCTTGAACGGCAGCGCTGAAACGCTTTTGGTCAATAGGCTTTTTCTTTGGTTCGTCTTTTACTTGTTCGCCGCTTGCGTCTGTGTCTTTGTCTGTAACAAGTCCTAGGCTACTAGCTAAAGCATAACGACGAAAATACGTAACGCCGCTGCCGAAGCTTTGGTAGTCATTCATACCCTTAAGGCTAACGCTAGGAATAGCCACGGAACTTTCCATGTTTTCGCCCGTCTCTACGTGAAAAATGATAGTACAAATGTAGTTTTCACCCTCTTTGGTATGTAGGTTTTGTGTAAAGCCTAGACCGTGTTTTGCTAGTAGCGGGTTAATTGTTTTGAAAATTGCGGGTAAGTCGCTATAAGAATAGCCAAAACCCTGAGTGCCTTTGTGGATCACTGGTACTTCTTGCTGAAAAGCCGCAAGCGCTTTAAATAAATGTTTCATAACTAATTGTTTTTAAGTGTTAACTATATGCAAATATATACTTTATTTTGATTCCGATAACTTTTTTTTATAAATTTTTATTATTTCTTTCAATTCGTCTACTCCCCAGCGCTTCTCTAGGTGTGCGCGGCCTTGTAATTCTACTAACTTGGCTGCGCCTATTCGTTGTTCTATGCCTATTTGATATTCTAATAAGTTCCCGTGTTTGTATCGGTTGCACGTTACACATTGCGCGTGTACGTTGTCTTCGTCAAATGTAACGGCTTTATGGCCGCCCATGCTGAAATAATGCCCCGCGTCGTACTTTTCGCCTAAAGAACCGCCGCAACTTACGCAAGGTTTGCCTTGATCCCTTAGACGTATGTATGTATTGAATACCTTTTGGGCTTCTTTAAGCCAGTCCGTTGTCGTTTTAAGGTCGTTCTTTAACTTGGCCTTAGTCTTTTTCCATTCCTTTTGCTTTACGTCTTCTACAAAGGCTTTTAAGCATTCGTCTTTTAAACAAAACTTTTGATTGAAGCGGACGGGTTCGAACTTGTTGCGGCAATTTTTACAACGCATCGAATATAGAAATTTGATTAGTATTTGATTTTCTTACAATATTTAACGCTGTTTCTAGTATTGTTTTACCCGCTTCAAAATCTACTAGATTACGAGCCATTTTATCAATTCTTTGCGATCCATTGTATTTCCTAAAGTCATATTCGTGAAATTCACACCATTTTGTAACCTCGTCTTTTCCCTCCAT